GAACTAAAAACTTGGCTTGACCAGGAGCGCGGCAGGTACGCGGCGCTTGCCGAATTTCTTGGCATCAGCGCCGGACGTATGAGCCAGATCGCCGTCGATGGCGTGCCGGTCAAGTACATGCCGGCCGTGCGCGACTTCACAAAGGGCGCGGTAACGCTTGATGTGATGGTCGCCAAGCGCGCCACCGAACCCGAGCGCGTGGCCTGAATGCGCTTCCTCCTTCTCCTCCCCAGCGGATCACGGGTGCGAATCGCCCGCCGCTGTTCGCCCGCTGGCCTTCGGGCCGGTGGGCTTTTTCTTTGTCTGAGCCATGGCCGCTGAAAAAGTAGAGCTGCGCTCGGTGTCGCGCGCGCTGTTGGTGATGGCCTACGAAACACACAAACAGAGATACGAATGAGCTACGAACTTCACCCGCTGTGCACCCTGTTCCCGCGCGTTGACGGCGCTGAATTTGATGCGCTTGTTGCCGACGTAAAAGCGAATGGCCTGCGCCAGCCGATCGTGCTGCACGACGGGATGATTTTGGACGGCGGCAACCGCTACCGCGCCTGCGTAGAGGCCGGGGTGAAGCCGTCATTCGTCAAGTTTGACGGCGACAACCTGGTGTCGTTCGTGTTGTCGGCCAACCTGCATCGCCGACACCTGTCGACAGGTCAGCAGGCCGCCATCGTGGCGAGCGCGCAGGATTGGGCGAAGGCGCAGACCGTGGGCAAGCCCAAATCCGGCAACGTTGCCGGATTAGAGCGCGTGCAGGATCGAGCCGCGCAGTCAGGCGCGAGCGAGCGGACACAGCGAATGGCGGACAAGGTTGCAAAAGCTGATCCGGTGCTTGCGAAGCGGGTTGCGCACGGCGATGTGTCGCTGCCGAAAGCCGTTGCCAAAGTCGAAGGCAAGCCGGCCAAAAAGCCCAAGCGCCAGCTTGCCGCAGTGCCCGATGAAATCGCCGGCTACGACCCGCGCGACGATGAGTTGAAAGAGGCGCACCAGACCGCATCGGAGCTGGCCGAAGAGAACGAGCGGCTGCGGGATCGGATCGCGGTCGAGGCGATGGACGCATCGGAAGACGCGAAGACCGAGGCGGCGAAAACCATTGAAGAACTGCGCACTCGCGTCAAGGTGTTGGAAGCGGAAAACGCGGCCATCAAGGCCAACCGCGATCAGTACCTGAACGAAAACGCGCAACTGAAAAAGCAGTGCTCGATCCAGCAGCGCGAAATCAAGAAGCTGCGCGGCGCCACCGAGAGGATGGCGGCATGAGCGAGATGCTGCGCCTGCGCCCGTATCAGGAAGCGTCGCTTGACAAGCTGCGTTCCGGGTTTGCCAGCGGGCATCGCGCGCAGGTGCTGTATCTGGCGACGGGCGGCGGAAAGTCGGAGCTTGCAATCGAGTTGCTGGTGGCGACGATGGAAAAGGGCAACCGCGCCGCGTTCGTCGCTGATCGGCGGGTGCTTGTGGAGCAAATGAGCGCGCGACTGGATAAGTACGGCGTTGACCACGGCGTGATGCAGGCGGGCCACTGGCGCTTTCGCCCACACCTGCCGATTCAGGTGTGCAGCGCCCAGACGTTGGAAAAGCGCGGCAATTTTCCCGGGCTGAGTCTGGTGATCGTCGATGAAGCGCACGTCACGCGCCAGCAGACCGTTCGTTTCATCCAAAACAACACGGGAATCAAGGCCATTGGCCTGACGGCGACGCCGTTCACCAAAGGGCTTGGGAAGACCTACACCCACGTAGCCACGGCTGTGACCACGCAAGAGCTGGTCAACGATGGCTACCTGGTGCCGCTGCGGTATTTCGTGGCGAAGGAAATCGACATGACCGGCGCCAAGGTGGTTGCGGGCGAATGGTCTGAGAAAGACGCATCTGAGCGCGGCATCAAGATCACGGGCGACGTGGTTGCCGAGTGGATCAAGAAGACACACGAGATTTACGGCGGGCCACGCAAGACGATTGTTTTTTGCGCCGGGGTCGCGCACGGGCAAGACCTGTCCGAAAAATTCAACGCGGCCGGCTACAACTTTCTATCGATCAGCTACCGCGACGATGACGAATTCAAGCGCGAGGCGTTCAAGGAATTCGCCAAGCCCGATAGCTCGATTCAGGGCCTGATTGCGACGGACATCCTGACGCGCGGCTTTGATGTGCCTGACACCGATATCTGCGTGATGGCGCGGCCGTTCACCAAGTCGTTTTCGTCCTACGTGCAGCAAATCGGCCGGGTAATGCGGCCGTTCGCTGGCAAGGAGTTTGGCGTCGTGATCGATCACGCTGGCAACGTGCTGCGGTTCCGCGAAGACTGGGAGCGCATCTATGGCGATGGCGTTGATGCGCTTGATGACGGTTTGGAGAAGCCGCGCAAGGAGCCGACGGTCAAGGAGAAGGAGGCCGCCAAGTGCCCCAAGTGCAGCCATTTGTGGCCCGGAAACGCGGACGTTTGCCCATGCTGCGGCCATGTGCGCGAGCGCCGAAACGAAGTGATGCAGGTGGCAGGTGAAGTGATCGAACTGCACGGCGGCGACCGCGCCAAGGCGTCGAAAGAAGACAAGCAGCAGTGGTACAGCGGCTTGCTCGGGTACGCGGAATCTCATGGCTACAAGAAGGGGTGGGCGTACCACAAGCACCACGAAAAATGGGGTGTGTATCCGGGTGGGTTGCGGCAGGTTGCGCAAGCGCCCGCGCCCGAGGTCATGAGCTGGATCAAGAGCCGCAACATCGCTTTTGCGAAGAGGAAGGCGGCATGACGTTTGAGCAATTTGCCGCGCTGCATGGCCTGCGCATTCCGTCGATAGTTTTTGGCAAGTGGGCGCGCGTGCCTACCGAAGACAAGCCCAAGCATCGCAATGGTGCGTACAAACTGCTTGATGGCATCGGGTTCGTTCAAAACCACGCCACCATGACCGAGGTTGCGGTGTGGCGTCCCGATGGCGCGGACGCGAAGGCGCCGCAAGTTGACCGGGCGCTTATCGAGCGAGCGGAGCGCGAGGCCGCGCAGCGGCGCGAGAAAGCCGCACAGCGCGCCGAATTAATGCTGAGCCAGTGCGAGCTAGCGCCGCACCCGTATTTCGCCGCCAAGGGCTTCCCTGACCATCTGGTGAACGTACTTGATGGCAAGGCCGTGATCCCGATGCGCAGCGCTGGCCGAATCATCGGCTGCCAGTTGATCGATGAAGCTGGCGGCAAGAAATTCCTGCCGGGCCAGGCCAGCGGCGGCGCCGAGTTCGTGATTGATGGCAAGGGCAAGCATGTTGTTTGCGAGGGCTACGCCACCGGCTTGTCGGTGCGCCAGGCGCTCGCCAATCTGAAGCAGCGGGCCACGATTCACGTTTGCTTTTCGGCTGGGAACATGGCCCGTATCGCACGCGACTTGCCGACCGGGCTGGTGATTGCGGACAACGACGCCAGCGGAACCGGCGAGCGGGTTGCAAAGGAAATTTGCTGGCCGTACTGGATGAGCGAGGTTGTCGGCGAAGACGCCAACGACGCGCATCAACGAGCTGGATTGTTCAAGTTGGCAATGGGACTGAGGGTTGCGATGCGATGTTGATTTTTCGCCTTGCCTGCCCCAAAGCCAGAGAGGGACATGCGGTTATCCAAGCACCGCAGCAGACAAGGCCATAGCACCGCGCCGGGGGACATGGTTTAACCACGGCGGCGCGGGAAGACCCCCTACCGTGGGAAAGACAAGGAAGCAGGGGTAAGGGTGGCGAAGCCAGCGCCCGATTGTCGAACGGCTGGCGGGTCATGGCGGCTCCGAAGGGCAGACATGTGAAGGCAGACCTGGGATGGGCTAGGTCTGCCCACCAAAGGGCAGATATAGGGAATAGGTAGCTGTATAGAGAGTGATAGCTACAACAACGATAGCGAGCTTCAACTATGGAAACGATAGCAACCGGCGGCGACTGGACAGACACCGAAATCGCGCGCTTCCTGCGCCGCGAGGCCGCGTTCATCCGCGAGGGCCTGGACGCCGATGGTGCCGAGCGCCTGGCGCAACAAATGCTGTACCGCGACCGGCCTGAATCTGGCGATGACCGGCGGGTGTGTTTTGAGTGCAAACACCTTCGCGACAACGCGCGATGCCGACCGGACTATCTCCCGCTGCGGTTCGTTTTGCAGCGCTGCGACGGGTTTGAGTTGAAGGGAAAGAAGTGAACACGGAACTGCTGAACAAGATCACCGACCGATGCGAGGAAGTAGGCGACTGCCTTGAATGGCAGGGCCACGTTTCATCGGGCGGTTCACCTCGGATATGGCATGAAGGCAAGACGCATTCCGTGCGGAAGCTGATGCTTCAAGCCAACGGCAAGCCCAGCGAAGTGCCGCCCAAGCACAAGCTGATGACGACGTGCGAGAACCCGCGCTGCGTCAATCCGTCGCATCTTGTCATCGCGCCCATGGCGAAGTTCGTGCGTGATCGTCTGGTGGCGAACACCAATCACCAGATTCGCGCGGCCAAGATTGCCAAGGCCCGGCGAAAAAGCGCCAAGCTGACCGCCGATGACGTGGCTGCCATTCGCGCCAGCGATGAAGCCGACCACATCCTGGCCGAACGCTATGGGGTGAGCCGTTCGCATGTGAGCGGCATTCAGGCCCGCACCAAGTGGCGCGATCACTCCGTGTCGCCGTGGGCGGGAATGGGAGCGCGGTGACCCATGACGCACACGTCTACGCCTGGCAGCAGCGCGAGCTGCGCCGCAGCCTCATCCGCCATCTGCTGCGCTGGCATCGTGAGCGCGGCGCTGAGTGGCTGCGCGGGTACGTGGAGCGCTGGCCGGCGTGGGCTGGCCTGCGGGTGGATTTTTGGGCGCAGCAGCGCCTTGGAAATGGCGTGGAGGTGGGGCAATGGCTGATCTGAAACAGCGCAAGTGCAAAGCCTGCAAACACCCATTCATGCCGGCAAGGTCAACGCAAGTCGCGTGCGGAATCGACTGCGCCATGCAACTGGCACACGAAAAGAAGGTGAAGGTTGCCGAGTGCGACCGGCTCAATACCGTGCGCAAGGATCGGGTTCGCAAGGAGCGTTTGAAGACCAGACGCGACTGGGAGAAAGAGGCGCAGGCGGCGTTCAACGCCTACATCCGCGCGCGGGACAAAGGCCAGCCGTGCATCTGCTGCGGCCTGCCGCTGTCGGCTGGTGACGTGGGCGGGCACTACGACTGCGGCCACTACCGCAGCACCGGCAGCGCTCCGCACCTGCGGTTTCACGAGGACAACGCCCACGCCCAGCGCAAGCAATGCAACCGCTGGGGCGCGGGCCGGGCCGTCGATTACCGCCTGGGGCTGATCGCGCGTATCGGGCTGGCGCGGGTTGAGGCGCTGGAGGCCGACCAGGAGCCGCGCAAGTACACCGCTGACGAACTGCGGGCCATCAAGGCGAAGTACGCCGCCATGGCGCGGGAATTGAAGCGGGAGGCGGCTAATGTCTGAGCGCCGAGAAGTGCTGCCTGAGCAGCTATCTGCTGCAGCTGCGGCGCAAGAGTACGCGGCCTTCCTGGCGAAATTCGAGGCGAAGAAAACTACCGACGATTGCTTCACGCCGCCGGAGGTGTTCGCCGCCGTGCATCGCTGGGCAGAGGCTGAATACGGGCTGCAGGGCCGGCGCATCGTGCGCCCGTTTCATCCTGGAGGCGATTTCGTCGCCTTCGACTATCAGCCTGGCGATGTGGTGCTGGATAACCCGCCCTTTTCGATCCTAACCAAGATTCGGCGCTTCTACGACGCACAAGGCATTGACTACTTTTTGTTTGCGCCGGCGCTGTCGCTTTTCTGCACGCGTGCCCCGACGATGCTGGTGGTGAGTGAAGTCGTCGAGTACGCCAACGGCGCGCAAGTTGCCACGTCCTTCATTACCAGCCTGCAGCCATCCGTCCGTGTGCGCACGGCGCCTGAGTTGGCAAAGGCGCTGCGTGCCGTTCGGCCCAAGAGAGAAGCCCTGCCCAAGTACGCCTATCCACACAACGTCCGCAATGCGGCGCTGCTGCAGCGTGTGGCAGACGTGGATTTCAGCATCAGCGCGGCCGAGTGTGAATTCACCAGTGCCATGGACGCGCAACGCGATGCCGGCAAAGCCATTTTTGGCGGCGGGATCATCATGAGCGACGCGAAGGCGGCAGAGCTGCGGGCGGCAGAGCTGCGGGCGGCAGAGCTGCGGGCGGCAGAGCTGAAGGCGGCAGAGCTGAAGGCGGCAGTCGAGACAATCGAATGGGGGCTGTCACAGCGCGAGCGCGAAATCATCACGCGCCTAAATGACAGGTCAGCGGCTCAGTTCGACGGGGTGGCGGACGTGTTCACGCTGTCGCTGTTTGAGGGGGCGAGCCATGCCTGAGCGCGACCCCCATAAGGCAATCGAATTCATCTACAGGCAAGCCCCGCTGTACGCCAAGGCCAAGGCCGAGCGGGTGCGCCTGGAGGAATTCCGCAAGTCCAAGAAAGCCCTGCTGATGGCGGAATGCGAAGCCCCGGCAGCGAACGCGCGGGAGCAGTACGCCTACGCGCATCCCGACTACATCGCCTTGCTTGACGGCATTGCTGCCGCCGTGGAGACGGAGGAAACGCTCCGGTGGCAGTTGGTGGCCGCGCAGGAAACCGTGGCGATTTGGCGCACGGAGTCGGCCAACAACCGGGCTATAGATCGGGCGGCAGCCTGAAAGACGTTTTCAACCAAAGGAGCGGTTCAATGGCGAAAGCAGCTACCACGCGCGAGCAGCGCGCAAACCAGAAATTCGAGCAGGCGGCGCGCAAGGCTAGCCGGGGCACGCCTTCGGCCCGCGAGGATGCCGCACGGCTCATCACCCAAGGTAATGCGATCAAGGCCGGCTGTCCGATCCCGAGCTACGCAAAGACGGCAAAATGACGGGAGGATGACGATGGCGCTGGTGCGGGTGAATGAGCAGGGGCGACGGATCGGGGAGACTCACCGGAACGCGCGCCACTCTGATGCGGATGTAGAGCGGGCCATTGCGGCCTATGAGGTGCTGCAGTCCTATGCCAAGGTGGCGGCGGCCATGGGCGCCAAGAAGTCCACGGTGCGGGACTGGATCAAGGGCAACCGCCGGGGCCAGGTGGGGCCGCGCACGTCGGAGCGCGACCCACTTGTCAATGCGCACTACCGAATGCCTTTGAGTCGGCGGCGCAAGGTGTTGGAGCGCGGCGGGGCGAAGTGGGTCAACGCGCTGATTGAACGCGCGTTGTCTGGGTGCGCAGAAAGCGGGGGCAACATGGGTGCGGGATGCAATTGTGCGCACCCCGGTGCGCGTGTTCCGCGTGAAACAGGGTTTGATTGAGGGTGGTATGGCAAAGAAACCGAGGGCCCCGAAAAAGCTGACCGTGGCAGAGCGGATTGAGGCGACTGGCGGCATGGATGAAGTGGCGCGGCTGATTGCCGATGGTGTGCCGCTGACGGAGATTGCAAAGCGGGCTGGCGTGACGGATGGGGGGTTGTTGACGTGGATAGAAGCTGATGCAGAGCGTTCCGCGCGCGCGCGTGCGGTTCGGCAGTCCACAGCCAGGATGTGGGACGAGCGCGCCGCTGATGTGATCGGGCAGGCCGCCGACCCGTTCGAGTTGTCAAAGGCAAAGGAGCTGGCGCACCATTACCGCTGGCGCGCGTCCAAGATCGCGCCGCGCGACTACGGTGATCGCATTCAGGCCGACGTGGGCGGCGGTGTCACGCTGACGATCAAGTCCGAATTCGATGGCGACCCAGGTTGAGGTTCGATTCGGCCATCCAATGCGCGCCTGGCAGCGCGAGTGCGCCAAACTGTCCACCGGGGCGCGATTCGTGGTCATGGCGCTGCATCGGCGCGCGGGCAAGACTGAGATAGCACTCAAGAAGCTGTTGGATTCGGCAGTCAGAAACCGGCTCGACCTGCCGAACTATTTTTATGTGGCTCCCCAACTCAAGCAGGCGCGGGCGATTGCCTGGGCACGACTGAAACAGATGGTGGAGCCGCTGCGCGTTCACGGCGCGGTGGAAGTGTCGGAGGTTGATTCTCTGGTGCGGTTCACGCACAACGGCGCGGTGGTTCGCATCTATGGTGCGGACAACCCGGACAGCATGCGGGGCGTGCGGCTGGATGGCTGTGTGGTGGACGAGGTGGCGCAGATCAAGCCGGCGGTGTGGGAGGAGATTCTTCGCCCGGCGCTCAGTGATCGCG